CTCGAAGATGATCGTGAGACGGGGGTGAGTCGTGCCTGAACGCACTCCCGTGGAGATGGTCGAGTACCTCTCTGGGCAGCTTGCCGCTGAGCACGCCGAGATGCGGAAGCTCAACCGCTACTACGAAGGCGACCAGCCGCTGTGCTACATGGCGCCCGCGCTGCAGCAGGAGATCGGCGACCGGATCACCCAATTGGTGATCAACTGGCCCCGGCTCGGCGTGGACTCGTACGAGAACCGCCTGGACATCGAGGGATTCCGGCTTCCCGGTCAGGCGAAGGCCGATGACCAGTTGTGGGGCATCTGGCAGGCGAACGATCTGGACGAGGTGTCGCAGCAGGCGCACTTGGAGTCGCTGATTCTGAAGCGCTCGTACGCGATCGTCGGCCCGAACGAGGACGAGCCGGAGCTCCCGATCATCACCGTGGAGCACCCGTCCCAGGTGATCACCCACCATGACCCCCGCACCCGGAAGGTGATTGCGGGCCTGAAGCGGTGGACTGACGACGATGACACGCTCTGGTCGACCCTGTACACGCCAGACGTCGACCGGTTCTTTGAGTACGAGGGCGGCAAGTGGGTCCTTCAGGATGAGACGGTGCATAACCGCGGGTTCTGTTCCGTGGTGCCGCTGGTAAACCGGCCCCGGATGTTGAAGCCTGGTGGGAGTTCGGAACTGGCTGACGTCATCCCGATCGCGGACGCCGCGAACAAGATGGCGACTGACATGATGATCTCCGGGGAGTACCACGCGATGCCGCGGAGGGTGTGGTTCGGTCTCGACGAGGACGACTTCGTCGACCAGAACGGCAAACCGCTCTCGACATGGGAGAAGATCGCCGGCCGGGAATGGGCCACCCGTCTCCGCAAGGGTGAAGAAGCGGACGTCGTCCAGTTCCCCGAAGCGGCCCTGTCGAACTTCCACGACACGATCAAACTGCTCGCGCAGGTCGCGTCGCAGATGCTGGCACTCCCTCCGCACTATCTGGCGTTCACGGGCACAAACCCGCCTTCGGCTGACGCGATCCGGTCTTCCGAGGCGCAGTTGGTGAAGCGTGTGGAGCGGAAGCAGCGTGTCCTTGGGGGTGCTTGGGAGCAGGTCATGCGGATCGCGTGCATGATGGCGAAGATCGATAAGCCTTCCACTGATCTGCGGCGCCTGGAGACGATCTGGCGGGACGCGTCCACGCCGACGGTCGCGCAGGTGTCGGATGCGTCGGTGAAGAAGTTCCAGGTGGGGATTTCGACGCTTCGTCAGGCTCGCGAGGACGTGGGTTACACGGCCACGCAGATCGACCTGATGGAGCAGGAGGAGCGCGCAGCGCTCGAACGGGACCCGATGGCCGTGTTCGCTCGCCAGCAGGAGGCCGTGAGTGCTGCAGGCCGCGCTGAGATACAAGAAGCGAACTAGGGACGCCGCCAAGGCCGCCGAACGGACCGCGGGGATCCTCTGGGCACAAGTGGACCGGGGGCGCATCCTCGACTCCTGGAAGTTGATCGTTCCCGCGCTGCTGCAGACGCTCCTCGTCGCGCAGGCGCAGGCGGCCTCGCAGGCTAGCCCGTACGTTGAGGACGCGCTAGCGGTACAGGGCGGCGGGAAGGACCCTGAGGGGCAGATCCTGCCGTTTGCGTTGACCGGTTGGGCTTCCGATGGCAGGCCGTTGAACACGCTCCTGTTGTCGCCGGCGTTCACGTCGATCGAGGCGCTGCGGCGGGGCGCGAGCACACCGACGGCGATGTCGCTTGGTCGAGTACATGCGAGCATGATCGCCTCCACGCAGGTCGGCGACGCATATCGGGTCGCGGCATCGATCGCGTCGACGACGAGGCGTGTCACGAGGTACACGAGGGCGATCACGCCCCCGTCGTGCTCGAGATGCATCATCTTGGCTGGCTCGGACCGGTCGTGGAAGACCGACTTCAAGCGGCATCCGCGGTGCAACTGCATCTCGGTTCCTGTGGTTGGGGATCCTCGTGAGGATCTGATCACGGACCCGAAGGCGTACTTCGATTCTCTGAGCGAAGCCGAACAGGACCGGGTTTTCACGAAGGCGGGAGCCCAGGCAATCCGCGATGGGGCCGACATGGCTCGTGTCGTGAACGCCCGCAGGAAAGCCTCGGGGCTATCTGGCGCGGCCGAAGGGCAGCGTCGCAGCCTGAAACGCAGGAACGTGTTCGGGCAGGACCTGTTCACCACCGCAGAGCTGACAGTGTTCGGGTCCCGCGGGCAGAAGCTGGCGCGCCTCATGCCCGAGTCGATCTACGAGATCGCGAAAGACCAAGCAGATGCGCTGCGGCTGTTGAAGATCCACGGCTTCATCTACTAACCCCCGTGAGACCTCGGCCCACATGGGGCCGATATTGGCCGATGCGATGTCGGCCCCGACCTGGAGGACGCGATGTCCGACGAACCCAACCCGACCGCTCCGGATGCTCCTGACGAGCAGCTCGGCGAATCCGGCCTGAAGGCACTCACCGCGGAGCGCGACGCCCGCAAGGAAGCCGAACGGCAGATCAAAGAGCTCAAGGACGAGTTGAAGGCGCTCAAGCCTGCGGCTGAACGGCTCAAGGAGATCGAGGACCAGCAGAAAACTGACCTCGAGAAGGCCAACGAACTACTCGCCGAGGCGCAGAGGCAAGCGGCCCTGTCCGCGACTGAAGCGCTGCGATTCCGGATCGCGACGAAACACGGGATCTCCGACGAGGACGCCGAGGTCTTCCTGACCGGATCCGACGAGGAGTCCATCACCAAGCAAGCGGAGCGACTGGTCGCCCTCCAGGGCAAGAAGGTCGCAGCGCAGCAGCAGAAACCCGACCCGTCACAAGGCGCGCGACCGTCAATGCCGAAGGACGCATGGTCCCGCGGCGCCGCGCGCGCGAAGCAACGGTTCGGCACACCCGGTAACTGACGACCCCGTCCGGGCGGGGATACCACAAGGAGGAATCGTGGACATTTCCGTCCGCTCAACCACCTACGGTGTCGAGGACCGCTCCTGGCTGGGGTCGGCTCACGGTACCGAGGCCACGCGCACCGTCACGCTCGACGTTTCCGCGTTCACCGCAGGCACCCACTACCCGGACGGGTACATCCCCTCCGGCGTCGTGCTGGGCCGCATCACTGCATCGGGTCTGTACGGCCCCTACGACAACGCCGCCGCCGACGGCCGCCAGACCGCCGCCGGGTTCCTGTTCAACTCCACCGCCGTCAACGGCACCGCCGACCTCGGCGCGCCGCTCCTCGAGCACGGCATGGTCATCCAGGACAAGCTCCCGTCCAACTCCGGTTACGACGCCGCTGCCGGCACCGACATGGCCGGCCGGATCGTGGTCCGATAGAGAGGGAATGACTGATGCCTATCATCAACGACATCGTCGAAGCCGCGGAGCTGACCGCGTTCGTGCGGGAAGTCCCGCAGCCGGCGAACCAGATCCTGAACCGCTACCTGCCCGACCGCACGTTCGCGGACATCTCGGCCAGGATCGACTCGGTGACTCGCAAGAACCGGACGGCGAAGTTCCGCACCTACGACGCGGAGACTCCGATCGGCCAGCGAGACGGCATGACCCGCAAGGAAGTCGAACTTCCCCCGCTGGGCCAGAAGACCGTCATTGGCGAGTACGAGCGGCTGAAGCTCGAGGCGCTGCGTAACGGCGGCGACGCCAACCCGGCGCTGGTCGACGCGATCTTCGACGACGCGGAGATCAACACCCGCGCGGTTCGTGCCCGCATGGAGCTCGCCCGCGGTGACGTCCTCGTGGACGGCAAGTTCACACTTACCGACGAGAACGGGCTCACGCTCGAAGCGGACTGGGGTGTCCCTGCGGGCAACCTGGTCGCTCCGGCCACCCCGTGGTCGACGGTGGCGACGGCGACGCCGCTCGCGGACCTGATCTCGTGGGTGGACACCTACACGGCCCTGAACGGTGAGCCGCCCGCAGTGGCGATCACCTCCCGTGCCGTGGTCGGCAACCTGCTGCGCAACGCTGACATCCGCGAACTCGCGGGCTCCCTCGCGGGTGTCCCGAGCATCGTGACCCGTCAGCAGCTCAACACGGTCCTGCAGGCGCACAGCCTGCCGACGATCGTCGAGTACGACACGCAGGTGTCCGTGGACGACGTCGACACGCGCGTGATCCCGTCGGACCGGTTCATCATGCTCCCGGCGGACCCGTCCAGCCTCGGATACACGGCGTGGGGCATCACCGCCGAAGCGCTCGAGCTCGCGGGGTCGGGCAACCCGTCCCTGTCGTTCTCTGACGCTCCCGGCCTGGTCGGTGTGGTCATGAAGGAAGGCGACCCGGTCCGCACCTGGACCAAGGTCACCGGTGTCGGCATGCCGATCCTGACCGACCCGAACCGGCTCATGGTCGCCGACGTCCAGTAGGAGGACATCATGCCGAAGCTCGCAATCACCGTCCACGTCTTCGACCCCGAGACCGGTCGGACGTCGGTCTTGAACCGCGGCACCGAAGTCGAGGGACGCGCGCTCGCGCTGATCTCGAACCCGGACGTGTGGGAAGACCCGGACGAAGCCGCCGCGGCTCTCGCCGATCTGGAATCGGAAGCTTCGCAGGGCGATTCGGTTGAACCGCCCCGCGCAGGTGCTGGTTCGGGACGTGACGTCTGGGCGAAGTTCGCTTCGGACCACGGCGTCCACGTCGAGGACGAGGACAAGCGGGAAGACATCATCGCGGCGCTGGCCGAGGCCGGCGTCATCGACGAGTAGAGGGGTAGGCGGCCATGGCGCTGTTCAGCAGAGAAGACCTGGCCGCCTTCCTCCAGGTCGATGTCTCCGCGGTCTCCGACGCGACGTATCTGCTCATTGAGCGGAAGATCAGGGTCGAGATAACGAACTTGATCGGCCAGGCCCGGTTCGACGCGGCCGGGGAGACAGTGTTCTTCTCGGTGGCATTGGATATGGCGAAGCGCCTGTTCCAGAACGCGTCTGGTTTGCGTTCGGAGCAGTCGACGATTGACGACTACACGCGGACCATCACGTACGCGTCGGAGACGGTGATGCCGTTCGAGGCGTCACTGGATGAGCAGCGCCGCATCCGCAAGGCCGCAGGGTTGAAGAACGCTTTCACGTTCAGGATCGCTGATGAGTGTCCTCGACCTGCTTGCTGAGGGTCGCGCCGCGGCTGAGGCGATCATGTTGGACGCCTGCACTATCACGCGTGTCACTGGCGAACCTGGTCCGATCGATCCTGAGACGGGGTTGCGGTCGCCGGCGCCGACGGCAACCGTCTACTCGGGGAAATGCAAGGTGCAGACGTACGAGCCGCACGAGTCCGCTCGTGCGTCAGGTGACCACGTCTACACGGAGCAGCGATACCACCTGCACCTCCCGATCGGCGCCGGACCCATCGAAGTCGACGACGAAGCTCTGATCACCGCGGCGTCCGCGGACTCCGAGCTCGTTGGGAAGACGTATCGGATCGCGGGCCTGCACTCGAAGACTTTCGCCACTGCCCAGCGGCTCCTCGTGGACGAGATCACCGACTGATCGGAGGTTCCGATGCAAGTACGGGTTGATCTCGTCAACGTCACTGAGACTGCTGCGGCGATCCTCCGTCTCGGAGAGAACGCCTACGACGCTGTCGAAGACGCTGCAGAGCGTGGCGGCAAGTGGGTGACCTTCCAGGCGAGGGACCTGTTCAGGGGCCAGACTTCTGGCACGTATCTGCCGCACTATCCGAGTTCGATCACTTCAGAGACGGAGCGGTCCGCGGGGATGGTGTCCATGATCGTCGGCCCTGAGTCCGGGAAACGGCAGGGCGGCATGGGGTTGGGTATCGAGTGGGGGTCGGTGAACGCTCCCCCGATCCCGCACTTGAACCCTGCGTTCGATGACCGTGTCCCCGACATCATCGACCGGGCCGCGAACAACCTCGCGCGCTGGCCTGATGGGCGATCGAGATGACCTTCACCGATTCAGTGCTAGGTCTGGTGCGTGCTCCGATTCCCGCAGTGACCGTGTTCGACTCCGGCGCGCCCGACGAGAACACTGAACCGGACCAAGTTCCGGAGCGGTACGTCGTGTTCTGGCCCGACATTGGTACCCCGCAAGGTGACTCCGTCTGCGGTGAGTTCACCGGGGGTCTCTTCCGCTGGCAGCTGAACTTCGTCGCGCCCGATAGGGGCATGGCTGAGTGGATGTCGCAGAAAGTCCGAGACTCACTCCTCGGCCCCCGCCCCTTCATCGCTGGATGGTCGTGCGGCCAAATCCAGCTCCCCCTCACGCTTCCGGCCCGCCGGGACGAACAGGTCCTCTCTCGGAGGGTCGTCGTGCTCATGGACCGGTACGAACTGCTCGCCGAGCAGGTCTGACCAACGCCCGCACTCCGGGCACAACCAGAGGAGACAACTGTGCCACGACTTGTGGACCAGGGCGTCACCCGGCTCACGTGGGTGCCGGGCGTTGCAGGAATCGCGAACATCAACGCACCCACGCTCGCCGAGCTCGCTACCGGCCGGGACCTGACCTGCCTCATGGTCTCCACCTATGAGGTCCGCATGGACGCCTCTGACACTACGTCGGAGCGGGCCGTGTGCGAGACCGCGAACGTAGACGCCCCGACCATGCAGAACTACATGGGGCGCTTCGAGCTGTTCCGGGAGTGGGACGACGCCCTGCTCGCGTGGGAGACCGACGACGTCCTCCAGTGGCTGGACTACAAGGACCTCGGGTTCTTCGTGCGCCGCCTCGGGTTCTCGAAGGACACCGCGTATGCCGCGGGTCAGCAGGTCGAGGTGTACAAGTTCATGGCCGATGAGGCGCAGACGCAGGGCGGTACCGGCCAGGGCTACCTCAAGGCCACGGTTCCCATGCTCAAGCAGGGCTCCGCCACTACCCGCGCTGTCGTCGCGGCCTAGGAGGACACCATGGCGATTCTCGCAACGCAGACAGTCACCTCCTCGGGCATCACGCCCGCCGTCGTGACACCGGCTGGCGGTGGGGACAAGATCGCGGTCGGGACGAAGGTCCGCGTCCACAACACCTCTGGTGGATCGATGACCGTGACCATGACGACTCACCAGACCGTCGACGGCAACCTCGCGGTCACTGACCGAGTCATCACGGTGCCGGACGCTTCCGTGCGGAAGTTCCAGGCGACTGCGCTGTACCGCAACCCGGCCGACGGCTACGTCGACATCCTCTGCTCTGCCACCACTGGTGTGGTTCTCGAGCTGGACTACTAAGACACCCGCCGTGCGGCCTCCCAGGTGCTGCACGGCGGGACCTACTCCTACCTGGGCACCTGGGAGAACACCATGACTGAACAGCCCGCCCTGAGCGACCTGGACCTTGACGCCTGGATCGACGGCACCACCGGCATCACCACCACTGCCAGGATCGTCCAGAAGGGCGACCTCCTCGATGACAGGCAGCGACTGGAGGACGAACTCCGACTGGCCCGCAAGGTCAGGGCCGAGGACCGCGGCATCGACTACCGCGGACCCGAGCAGATCCAAACCGAACTTGACAACGTCAACCGTCAGATTTATGAGTCCATGCTGGTCGTTACGATGCAGGATCGAACCGCCGATCACCGGCGTTCGATCCGGGACGCCGTGGCGAAAGAGCTTGGTCTCGACGCGAAGGATGACTTCGCCAAGTACCAGATGATATTGACGCTGGTGGAGATCGCTGACTCCATCGTCAAGGTGGAGACCGCCGACGGGAGGCTGATCCCGCTCGGGCCTGAGGGGTTCGGTTGGGAACGGCTCGACAAGATCCGCGAGCGTTGCGGAGAGTCGGCGCTGATGGAGCTGGCCGACCGGTACCGGGAGATGACCTCGAGCGCGCCGGCGGTGCAGGCCCCTTTGTCGCGCAGCTCCTCCTCGACCCGAGGTGGAGCCATATAGCCACGTCCCTCAAAGCAGCACGATCTTGGGGTGTCCCTCCACTCGTGCTATTGAGAGGAACGGCGCCGTCATGGACGTTCGTTGACCGGGTGCTCTCGGTGGCGTATGTACTTGCGGAAGAGATGCGCTGCCCTGGTTGTGGTCAGCCCAAGCACGAGTCGTGGAACCCCGACAGTGAGGGGTACTACGAGTTCCACGAGGCCGTCTGCCAGGGCTGCGCCGAGTTGCACCGGGCCAGCGAGGGCGAGCGGGAGTACCGGCCGGAACGGAAGGTGTTCCTGATCGACACCCGGCCGAAGGATCAGCCTCTCAGGCCGTGGGATCCGCTGGCGTTACCCGTTGGTCAGGTCGATCAAGACCAGGCCGACGAGCAACAGACCGATCACGAGCACGATCGCGCTGCCGAGGCTGAGTCGACGGAATGACCCTGTCGCTGCCGCCAGACCGCCGGCCGCGACTCCCAGAACAAGGCCAACCGCAAGCAGCGCGTTGCTGCCGTTGGAGTTCGGGTCCGCATTCGACAGGACCAGCCCGATCAGTAGCGCACAAACCGCGAGTACTGCTGTGACGGTGCGCAGGACTATCAGGGTTGACCGGGTGGTCGCGGCATCGCGTTGATCACTCATTGCATCTCCATACATCGAGGGGCCTTGCCTCCAGTGTGCATCACCGTGAGCAGTCTGGGGGTGACGGATGGCCGCCGACCGTTCCATGTCGGTCAGGTTGAACCTGATTGTTGGCGATTTCATCCAGAACGCTCGCCGAGCCGGGCAGAGCGTCAACGGGATCGCGGACTCCGCGGCCAAGCCGGTCACCGCATTGCAGGGCCTTGCTGGTGTGAGCCGGGACATCGGTCAGACGATCACCGCTACCGCCGGCATCGGGGCTACCGCACTCGCGGCGTGGGGAGCGTCTGCGTTCGCCACGGGCGCCGCCTATAACGTCCTCCAGCAGACCGCTGGCTCTGCCCTGGAGACCCTGATGGGGTCGGCTGAGGCTGCGGCCGCGCAGATGGAGGAGCTGACTGAGTTCGCGCGGTCGTCTCCGTTTCCTCGGCAGCTGTGGATTCAGGCGCAGCAGCAGTTGATCGGGTTCGGTGTCGCCGCTGAGGACGTCATCCCGATCTTCTCCGCCCTCCAGGACGGTGTTGTCGCGGTTGGCGGGTCGGCGCAGTCCATCGAAGAAGTCGTGCTGATCCTCTCGAAGATCTCATCGGTTGGGAAGGTCACTGCCGAGGACCTGAATGAGCTCGGTGTTCGAGGCATCAACGCCGCCGGGCTTGTGGGCGAAGCGTGGGGTATGACCGCTGCCGAAGTACGGGATTCCATCTCGTCCGGCACGGTCGACGCGATGTCGTTTATCGACACGCTGATGCAGCAGATGCAGACCAACTACGCCGGCGCCGCAGAAGGCTTGAGAGAGACGTGGGTTGGCGCGTTCGACCGGATCAAGGGCGCCACCCGGGACATCGGATCTATCCTCGCGGAGCCGTTCATTGACCCGCAGGGCGGCGGTGCTGCGGTCACTTGGGCTAACGATGTCGCCGACGCACTGAGGGCGTTCGAGTCGGCGCTTGGTCCTGCCGTGGACTTCCTGGAGCGTCGGGCTGACCCGGCGTTCGAGGCGGCGTCGAATGCGGTCCGGACACTGAAGGAAGAGCTCGGTGGTGTCGATCTCGTCGAGATGATCCAGGGCTTCTCCGAAGGCGGATCTGCACTAGTCGGGTTCGGTGCCGCGGCAGCCGCAGCCGGGTCTGCTTCCGTCCTGTCCGCGGTGGGCATGGGAAGCCTTGCTGGTGCGGTCAGTCCTTTGACGTTCGGACTGATAGCGGCCGCGGCGGCCAGTCCTGAACTGCGAGACGCCCTGTTCGAACTCGTGACGACGGCGGCGCCACTACTCCCGATTCTGACTGACCTGGTTATCCAGGTATCCGCGGTCGCGTCTTCCGGCGTCGGCGCCGCAGGGTCGCTCCTGTCGTCGCTCATGCCAGCTATCTCTCTGATCCTCAACGTGGTTCAGCCTGCGGCCGAGTTCGTCGGGGTCCTGGCAAGCATGATCAGCGAGATTCCCAGCCCGGCTCTTACCGCCGCCGCGGCAGTCATCGGCGTGTCCATGGCGGTGCGCACTCTTGCGGCGCAGGTCAAGATGTTCGGCGTCTTGTCCCTGTCTGCAAGCTTCGTTGGACTGGCGGATGCCGCGAGCAAGGCAAAGTTCGCCATTGCTGGTATCGCTACCGGTGCGATCCTTCTTGGCCTCAATGCGCTTCTCGACGGCGTTGACAGTACCGTCGAGAAGCTCGAGGAGATCAACTCCATCGACGTGTCCGGGCTGGCAAAGGACCTGCAGTTCCTGGCGGATACGGGTCGTATGACTGCTGGCCTCGAGCAGATGTTCGGTGCGGGCAGGGACTCGGCAGACGAGTTCAACCGGTCTCTTCAGATCGCGACCGAGGCTTGGTACGACTGGGAACACGGCCTGAATGTGACGATCGCGGAGAACGATGCCGCTGAAGCGTCGTTCAAGAACCTTGACGCGGCAATGACGCAGCTGGTCGCTTCGGGCGAGGACGCCGACGACCTGCTGAACATGCTGGCGCAGGCGTACGACCTGGACGAGAAGGAACTGGATCAGCTGCTGAAGTTGATGCCGCAGTTCCGTGCCGAAGCGGACCGGCAGGCGTCGGGCAGCCAGGACGCTGCTGCGGCATCGCAGGATTACGCTGCGGCGCAGGAGGAACTTGCGGAGTCCACGGATCGCGCAAGGCTGTCGCTCAAGGAACTGGCTGACGAGATCCGCGCAAGGACGGACCCGACGTTCGCGGCGATCCAGGCCACTCGTGACCTCGAAGAAGCGGAGCGCTCGTACAACGAGGCTGTGAGCGAGCACGGTGCGACCTCTGATGAGGCCCGTGAGGCGATGCTGGCGTACTTGGAAGCACAGTTCGAGGCGGCTTCTGCCGCTGGCGAGCTCGCCGAGGTGACCAGTGGTCTCCCGCCGGAGATCATCGCCATGGCCGAGGCGATGGATCTCAGCGCGGAAGGCATCGCCTGGCTGGAAGAACAGTTCCAGAACGCCAAGGAGTCTGGTGAGGAGTTCAGCTCCACTATCCAGGACATGAACGCCGACATCTCGACGTCGAACGGTCAGATGCTGGTCACGAACGCGCTCGTGTACTCGGGGATGGCTGAGGCTCAGGCTCGTGCCACGGTCCAGATGAAGGCCTACCTTGACGACCTGATGGCGAAGGGCTACTCGTACGAGGATGCCATCCGGATGACGGCCCAGCAGACGAACATGTCGACTGAGGCGATCGAGGATGCATTCGGCGAGGCTCGTGACGCTGGGCTGGAGTTCTCGGATGACTACCCGGCTGAGGTCCGCCTTGAGGGCGCTCAGAAGGTAATCGAACAGGCTCAGCGGGTGAAGGACTGGATGGCCAGTATCCAACGCACGGTCACGATCTCGTTCAAGTACACGTCTTCGGGGAGCTGGCAGGATTTCCTGCCTCGTGGCGGGGCGGTGGTCCCGTATTCGAAGGGCGGCCCGGTTGGTGGCCCTCTGGGTGCTGGCGATGTCGTGCCCGCGATGTTGACCCCGGGCGAGCATGTTCTGACGACGTCCGAGGTTCAGGCCATGGGCGGGCATGACGGGGTGGAGGCGATGCGGGCCGCGGCGCTGGCCGGTACGACCAGATTCGCTCAGCCATCCTTCGGGGGGTCTATGCCAGTGGTCCCACATGGCCGGGGCGGGTTCCACATCGAGAACTTTAACTTGGAGTCGGTGACCGAGCGGTTCGATACGAGGCAGGTCCAGAACGCGTTGATCCTTGAGGGGGCTATCTAGATGCCTCTCGCAGCGGATCAGGTGCAACTGGTGCGGCGTTCCGGGTCACTGTTGATGGGCCCGGGGACGCCATACACGGTATTGCCGGGATGGGACCCGTTCACGAGGTCTACAAGCTCCCCGCATTCGATGGCGCGGACCCAGGATCACGGTTCAGTGCGGGGCTCGGAGTGGGTGGATGAGGCGGTTGTGCTCATCCCGGTGTCGATCTACCGGCACGGGGCGACGAAAGCTGAATGGCTTGCCGCTCACGACATCCTGGTGGACGCGTTCACTGCGATCGGGTCGACGGGCGAGACGTGCGAGCTGTACTTCGAGCACGGTGGTAGCGAATTCGTCCTGTTCGGGACGCCTCGCACCCCCCGTGTCAACGGAGAGAACCTGTCGGTCGGTAAGTCTGCGGAACAGGTCGCGTTCGTTGCCCACGACCCTCGCCGGTACTCGGCTGAAATGACCACAGTCACAACGGGTCTGACCGAGTTCCTGAGTGGATTGAATACTCCGTTCGAGGCGCCGTTCTCGATCTACACGGTGCTGTCGTCCGGTCTGCTGCAGCTGACCAACGTCGGCAGGACGGGCAGTTGGCTGCAGGTGCGTATCGATGGCCCCATCTCGGGTCCGCAACTGGTGCTGCAGCGGCCTGACGGGTCGGTGCAGTCAGTGACCGTGAATATCGATCTCGCTGCCGGGCAGTTCCTGACGCTCGATTCGGTGAAGCGGACGGCCCTCTTGGGAGGTTCGTCGACCGCTGACTACCGAGGGTCTTCGCAATGGGGTTGGGACAAGTTTCCGCTCCTTCCTGGTGTCACGTCACTGCGTTTCCTCGGGTCTGACGACACGAAGACAGCGAGAGTCACGGTCTCTTACCGGTCCGCGTGGATGGGGTAGCTCCCCCGTTTCTTCTTTCCCAT